AATAGACATTGTAAACTTACTATTTCTTTACCTTATACTTATTTATGAATTCCTTGATTTGTTTGTAACCACTATAAGGTTTGGCACCATACTGGAGATTTGTTTTATCTCCCTTTTCAAAACCAGGCGTCATATCTACAGCATATTTAAAGTATCCACCAGTTCCTGCAAGTGTATTTGGTTTTCCAGGAACTCTCATCTTCCTCTCAACTCTTTTCTCTTGATATGCTTCTCTAAAGTTTTTTGGAATATTTCTTGCTTGAGGAATAAATGCTCCATATGGGCCAACTTTTGGATCTTCTTTATCTACAAACCCATCAATATTATTGTCTCTTCTATTCACTGCTTTCTTTACAAGTTTTTTTAGATTAGTAGATGGAACTTCTGCTTCCATCACATCACGAATCCAAGACTTAAACATATATTGATCTTCAGTCACACAGATAAGATAGTTTGTTCCTCTACGAATAATCTCACCAACAAGACCAGTATTTAAGTTCTCTACAATATCACCAATTCTAAAAATCCTACCAGTGATATAGTTTTCACGAAGAGATTCTTGATCAAACTTTGGAGCAATCTGCCATAGTTCAGCAACTTTCTTCTTTTTCTTTGCACCCATTCCTTGACGAACAGCATCAAAGAGTGCTCGCGCATCACCATCATCCAGTGATTTTGGTGTTCCTTTGCGGAATGAATCAAAATCATCATCCATTACAGCCTTTCTCATCTTGGATGCTGACATACCTGCAACACCTTCAGAATCAGCATCTCTTACTCCTGCAGAGATAACACGAATCAAATCAAAGTCATAAAGATCACCATTATACTTCTGTGCAAGATTTTCAAACTCTGCTTGACGATCAGAACCTACAACTATATTTACATTTGCATATCCTGCTTCTGATGCTGCAATCAGTACATTAAAGATTGACTTCATCTCATCATCATTAATAATGTTCTCTTCAAAATCAGGGAACATCTTTTTCATAAACGAAATCTTCATATCAGGGTCAAGAGGATTTTTCTTGGGGTCCTGTGTTCTTGAAGGATAAATCTTAAGGTCACCACCAGTTGATGCTTTTCTTGCTGCCTTGAGAAGTTTTTCGTGGCCAACTGTTGGTGGATTAAAACGACCAAATGCAACAGTTAAAGTATCACTACCAGTGTCAACATCACCAGTTGGAGTTTCTGCTTTTGCTGGTGCTTTTGGTGCTGGTGCTGCAGTTGGTTTTTTTGCTTCCGGTTTTTCTGGTGCTGGTGATTTACCTACTGCACCCTTTGGTTGGTCCTTTCCGCCTTCTACTCTACCCTTATCATAAAATACTAGTTTTCCTTTTTCTGTTTTCGCAACAAATTCTCCACGGGAATCTAACCAACCGCCGTGGCCATCACTCTTGAGGTTTAACTTTTTCGCTTGCAATGATGCTTGCGATTGAGTTGCCTCAGTTAGAAATTTGGAAAAACTCTTCATATTGATAAATCTTATACTTTTATTTATTATGTTCTAATTCCAGCGTGCTGGCCCAAAAGTTTTTTTTGCTGCCTCTTTCTTATACAAATTCGCAAAACTGTTTTTCTTAACTGACATAAAAACCTGAAACTGAGGTTCTCCTGTCAAAGCACCTTTATATCTAACTTCAAGCATTACAACACTGATAGGATTTCCAGGTTTTCCAATCAACATTTCATAAAATAATTTAGCAGCAGTAGCAGTATCTTCAAATGCGTGTGGTTTATCTTTTTGTTGAACAATTCTATAAGCACTTTGATCTGGATCAGAAAATATTTTTCTAAAAATTTCAGAAGTCAATCTCCCCTCTTTCTCTAAAGGAGGTTTTACCTCAAATATCTGACCATTCTTATAATCACCTTCGCCTGTTATAAGACTAAAGTGAAATGCAGCATCTTGAAGATAAGTATCTAAATTTATTTTGAATATAGTATCCAAAAATTCTTTAAAGAATTCTTCATTATTATCAAAGTATTTAATGAATACTCTATCCATCTCCTTGAAGTAAATATTTGGATTGCTTTTATATTTTCCTTGCCCACGAAGCATCTCACTCTTTTCTACTCTGTTCGTAAACTCAGTGTTACATGCTTTCAAAACATCCTTAACTGGCATTTTATCAATTTCTTTTCCTTTATAAGAAGTATTTCCTATCTTTACTTTCAACGCACCCCTAAAGAATTGAAGTTTCGCTGCTTCAATTTTTTGATGCTCTCCTGTCTCTTTAATTGTTTTTGTAAGAAATCCCTTTGATCCATATGCTGGTTTATTCAAAAGAGTTGGTTCTGGTTCTCCTATTCCTCTTTTCTTTAAACTTAATCCCCAATAATGTGTTGCTTCATTCTTACCTTTTGTCTGAAACTTAACAATAATATCAGAAGAGTTATAATTTTGAATTGTCTTAGGGCCCACATTAAACTTTTTGATTTCTTGAGCCCATTTTGTTCCCGTTTGCCAAACATCTTGAACTGTGGCATTTCCTATTTCTTCTATGACATAATTAGAAACAGATACAGCCTTTGCAAGGTTTACTAAATCTGGTTCTGTTTTATCACTATCAGTATAAAAACCATTTAATCCAGAAGCACCCTGTATCTTATTAGCAGATTTATAAAGTTTATCAACTATTTCCTTATATTGCTCTACAGCATTTTTAGTCTTATTAATTTTATTATAATCAACAAATATTTTTTCTCGTATAAGAACAGCAGTCATCAATTCATGAGGATCTTCTCTAGCACCTCCAGATCCATTAGACATACCTTTGGATTGAAGAAGGATAGTAATAGAAGCTCTATTTTTACCCTCCTCTGTTGCTTTTATTATAAATGATTTTATTCCAGTTCCAGCAACAACTTCTTCTTCATACGAAAAAGTATATGCAACTTTAGGTGGAACTAATTTAATTATTTCTTGTTCTAATTCTAACTGCCTTTCCTCAATATATGTTTTAAATTTTCCTCGCAACCAATCCCTTTCTTTTTTAGATCTAATTCTAGGTCTCAAAACCACTGCTGATCCGCTTTTGGCAAAAATCATATCTTTGGATTTATTATCCCACTTATCAATTTCTCTATCAGTCCCATTCACAGATGTCTGAGAAAAAAATTTACCTAGATCTCCAAATATTTTTTGAGAATTATCTACAATTATTTGAGCAACTGACATTTATATACAAATAGTCTTTTAAGTATTTATTTTAAAATTCTTCCAGGTCTATATCCAGCAGGTATTTTATCTCCTCTTTTTATTTTATAAGAACCTTTCTTTGTTCCATCAGTAATCCACATAGTTCCATATTGAGAATTTTTAGTTCCTTGTTGGTGGTTTATTTTAGCAAGAGTTTCTTTTTTCTTCCTTATAGCGTAAGGACTTTTAGATGCTTCTGTGGCAATCCTTTGATATTTTTTGCCAACTTCTTTAAGTAAAGCAATATGCTTCTCCGTGTAAATATGTTCTCTATTTGCTTTTTTACCACCAATACTTCTCAATTCTCTTATGATTTCTTCTTTACCAATTTCACCAGTTAATCCTTTCCATGCCAATTTATCTCTATCATCTTTCCATAGACACCAGTTGCAATAATGAAACATAGCGTGTTGAGTTACACTTACCTCAACAAGATTTTCCTTTATATCCAATCCACCACGATACAAAGGTACTATATGATGTTTGTGTTTCATCGTTCTGCTCTTAAATTGGTTCGCAGTACTATTTATACAAGAAAAGGAGCATCTCTGCTCCCCTCTACCTTAAAGATGCGAACCAATTAAGGCATTATTATTTATGGAACTGACGAGACTCGAACTCGTAACTCTTAGCTTGCAAAGCTAATGCTCTACCAATTGAACTACATCCCCATAACACTTCATATTATAAAACCCCTCAACTAAAAAGTCAAGGGGTTAGAGCAACCTTCCGTGTTTATTTATCAGAGACCTTTAGCATGTCTAGTTTTACCACTCTCATCAGTCCAGGTTTCTCTTTCTCTTCTTGGAGTTACATAACCTACACCAGGAACAGCACCAGTTTTTCCTTCGTCTCTTGCAGCATTTCTTGCTGCTGCTCTTTGTGCTGCTCTCTTACGATTCTTTTCATAGTTGCTCATTGCTTCATCAAGCCATGCTTCAAAATCTTCTTTACGAAGTTTGGCAAGAACTGCTCCTGCTACTTTTTCACCACGCTCTTTAGATCCATAACGCTTTGCAGCAGATTTTGCAATCTTTGCAAATGCTTTACCTGGTTTGCCAATATCCTTACCAGCTCTTGCTGCTTTTGCAGAGTATGATGCTTCTTCTAGTTCTTCCTCTTCATCTTCTTCATCGTCTTCTTCATACTTTTTAGATTTCTTACCTTTCTTCATTTCTTCTTCATCATCCTCACAAGAAGCTTCAGCAATAATAGCAATCGCTTCTTCATCAATAATGTTTGCCATCATCCACTCTGCTTCTTCCAGAGTTTCTGCGTATCCTTCTGCTTGGAGGAACTCAAGGACTACATCAAAGATATCAAGTTCTTCTCTATTAAGTTGCTTCTTTTCTGCAGGAGTTAGAGCACCTCTTTGCGCTCCTCTTGCCGCTTGCTTTGCTTTTACTCCAGCATCATCAGATTTATGGGCATACCCGTGGAGACCAGATGATGATGAAGTGGTGCTGCGGAAATCACCTCTTTGCTTTCTAGCATAATCAGTTCTTTGTTTTGCCTTCTTGGCATCACCAAATGTTGATTTCTTTTCGAGTGCAGATGCTCTATCAGCAGCCTCACCACCACCAGTTGACTTAGCAATCTTTTGGCGTATAGGTGCTTCATCATATCCACGCTTTGCCATTGCAGTTGCTTCATCAACTTCTTGAGGAGCATTAACCTGTTGGTATGCTTCCATCAAACCTTTGAGATTATTGATGTCCATCTTTACAAATACTTTTTTAGTTATTTATAAAAAAAGACCCCAAAGGGTCAAGAACCAAGAACAGCACCAATGCTATCATCAAGTTGTTGAATAACTCCACGAATATCAGTTACACGAGGAGGAACACTCACTTCATCATAAGTATATCCTTTTTGAGCATCAAACAGAACTTGACGAACTGCAGCTGCTGCACGAGCATCAAGTTTAAGTGTTACTTGCTTTTCTTTGGTCACAGATCTCCCTCCTTACGATTTTCAGAACGCTCAATACTAAATGCTCCTTCAGGATAACGAGCACTTAGTTTCTCGAAGTTCATTTGAATCACTTCTTCAATAGAAATATCAAGTCCAATACATGCCTGAGAAACATACCACATAATATCACCAAGTTCACGCTTCAAGTGAAATAGATTCTCTTCATTTACTGGTTTTCCTTGGAATACAATCTTTTTGATAATCTCAGTAAACTCACCTGCCTCAGCAGACATACCTACAGCAGCAGTAAGCAGTCGCTCGGTAGGAAACTCCTGTTCCCGAAGTTCCATGAGCCTATCAATGAAAGATGTGTGGTCTTTACTAGGATTAGAGGTAGTGGTATTAACGAACTCGACATACTTGTTCAAATCAATAGTCATTAGAATTTAAATCCCTCAAATGTTTTTTTAGGTTTCTTTTCTTCATAATCATACTCTTCATCCTTTCCGTTGTCAAGGATATCTTGTTGAGCAGATTGTTCGCAGTCATAAAGACGCATCTTTGCGCGATCAATACCAATCACAAAACGCTTATGAATGGTAGGATCATTATAACGATTCTTAAGTTGTTTTACAAGAATCTGGCCAAGACCTTCAAGTTCTTCTGTAGAAATCAATGCGAACATCAAGTCAG